TTAAGTCAGGAGAATTACTGTGGCAACACGACAATACAATATTGGTAAAGATGAAACCAAAATCGATGTGGCAGAGATAGTCGGCGGCTCTATAACGAGCGGCGTTCTCGAAATCACAGTCGATTTGGCAGTTGCGGATAACAGACGTCAAGTCTTAGAAGCAATTCATCAAATTGAAAAACATATAATGGAAGGCGACTGGCCGCCTGCGTAAGGTGACCTTTCATGGCTTCCGAAGTAAGTATATGCAATGTTGGGATGAAGTTGTTGGGGGCGAAGCGCATATCGGCGTTTCCACCGACCGACACCAGTCCTAACGCTACCCGATGCAACGACCACTATGAGCAGGTCAGGGATGCGGAACTACGTAAACATGCGTGGAACTTCGCCATCACCCGAGTCGCCTTAGCACCCGATGCAGAAGCCCCTGCGTTCGGTGAAACCTACAAATTTTTATTACCGACGGATTGCATTCGTCCTTTAATCCCTAAACACGATACGCAAAACGGAGATAATGACTGGACGCTCGAAGGACGTCACATTGTCACCTCTGATGCGAATGTCGTGTATCTTCGTTACATAAAGCAGATAACTGACCCGAATCTGATGGATGCACTATTCCGAGATGCAGTGTCAGCGAAGTTGGCGTATCTACTGTGCGAGGACATTACCGGTTCCACCACTAAACAGTCTGCCGCGAACGATGCGTACGACATGGCCATTACCGAAGCGAAAAAGATTAATGCTTTCGAGAAGCAAAGCCAGTCGCCACCACCTGATTCGTGGGTGACAGCGGGGCACTAGCCAATGGCTAAGTCAGCCCCACTCGCTAATAATTTCAACGGGGGCGAATGGTCAGGACTGCTCTACGGCCGAGTCGACCTTGCACGCTACCCGTTTAGTCTTCAAGTCTGTGAAAATTATGTGCCACTGGTACAAGGTCCGCTGTCACGTCGACCTGGCACCAAGTATGTAGCTGCGACGAAAGACCACTCTGTTGTTTCAAGACTTATGCCATTTCAGTTCAATGTCGAGCAGGCTTACGTGCTCGTTTGGGGTGACCAGAATTTACGTTTTATCCGTAACAACGGCCTCATCACTGAAGCGGCAACCGCAATAACGAATATCACTGCAGCGAACCCCGCTGTTGTGACGGATACCGGACACACTAAATCGAATGGCGACTTCGTTTTTATCACGGGCGTGGTCGGTGACATGCCTGTCGTTAATAAACAATTTGAAATCGCGAATTCGACGACTAACACGTATGAGCTGGTTGGCCTTGATACGACGGGGCTGACTTACACCTCGGGCGGCACGTCAGCAAAAATAACGCAACTGACGACACCGTATGCTGAGGCGGACTTGTTCCAGGTTAAGTTCACCCAGTCAGCTGACGTATTATATTTAACACATAAGAGCTATGAGCCACAGACGTTGATTCGAAGCAGTCACACCTCGTGGTCAATCGGCGCGTTGGACTTAACTGATGGTCCCTATCTGAATACAAATATCACCGCAACGACAATGGTTGCTGGCGCGGCCACAGGCACTACGACGTTAACAGCGTCTGCGATAACGGGTATCAATAACGACGAAGGTTTTAAGTCGACTGATGTCGGGCGCCATGTCCGAATGAAGTCAGGTGGCAACTGGGCGTGGGCAATCATTACGGTGTTCACGAGTACCACGGTCGTCACTATCAGTATTCAAGACGGGTCGTTCCCTACTGTCGCGAACATTGACTGGCGTTTAGGTACCTACAGCAACACAACCGGTTGGCCAGTGGCCAGCGTGTTTTATGATGACCGGTTATGGCTGCTAGGTGGCGTCGATTATCCTCAATTTCTAGCAGGTAGTCGTACCGGCGATTATCAAAATTTTGCGCCCACTGAGACGGATGGTACCGTCGTCGATGACAATGCGATTTACAGAACACTCGGGTCTAATACCGTTAACGCTATTTTGTGGGCGGCGGATGATGAACGCGGAATGTTGGTGGGTACCACGGGTGGTGAATGGTTAATCCGTGCGAGTCAAAGTGGCGATTCAATTACACCTTCCAATGCGTTGGCCAGACGGCCTACGGTCGAAGGTAGTGCGGACATACAGGCACTGCGATTAGGTAAGTCTGTGCTTTTCATACAACGTGCTAAACGTAAATTACGTGAGTTGGCATACCTGTTTGAAAAAGACGGGTTCCAGTCACCTGATATGACACGTCTTGCGCCCCACATCACTCGACCATCGATAACACAGCTCGACGCTGCTCAGGAACCGCACTCAGTCTTGTGGGCGCCGCGTTCGGATGGGCAACTGCTCGGCTTAACGTTTGAGCGGGACGAGGACGTTGTCGCGTGGCACCGGCACATTCTAGGGGGGTCTAGCGATGCTGAAGGCACCAGTGCGGTCGTTGAAAGCGTAGCGGTCGTACCGGAGCAGAACGGTAATTATGATGAAGTGTATTTGTCGATTAAACGTTACATCAACGGGGAGACGGTACGCTACATTGAATATTTTGGTGACTACTGGGAGAAAGGCGATGCCCAGGAGGACGCTTATTATGTCGATTGCGGGTCAACCTACGATGGCTCAGCAGTAAGTGCGATAACAAGCGGATTTGAATATGCTGAAGGTGAAGTGCTTCAGTGTCTTGTCGACGGTGCGACGCATCCCGACGTTACAGTAACAGACGGAGGTATCACCCTTGCTTCAGGTAGGACAGGCTCAAAAATACATGTCGGATATCAGATTGTCGCTAGAGGCCAGATACTACCGATTGAATCCGGTGCCCGAGACGGTACCGCGCAAGGTAAGAAAAAACGAATTCACGAGTTGTCAGGTCGATTCTACGACACGTTAGGACTAAAAGTGGGGCCGACGTTTGATGACTTACATGAAATCACATTCCGTGCTGGAGATGCACCGATGGACAGCCCACCGCCGTTATTTAACGGGGTGAAAGAGGATTTACCTTGGGCGGCCGACCATGACGTTGAAGCGTCCGTGTGCTGGCAACAGGATACGCCGCTTCCAGGTACGATTGTCGCATGGATGCCTAAGATGAATACGACGGACTAATGGATACCGTAGACTTTAAAGCAGAGCACCTTCGTGAGTTGCAAGACACCGGTTCGCAACAATACGTGAGCCAGTATATTGCCGAGGCGTCAATCGCCACGTTGGAGAACTACGAATCGTTTTCGGGCATTGCGGACGGGAGAGTGATAGCATGTTCAGGCGTTGTGCCTATTTGGAACAATCGAGCAATGGCATGGGCGTACTTAGCCGATGATATCGCTAAAGAATTTTTACATGTACATTTTGCAGTATTACGATTTTTAAAACGCTGTAGCTACGACCGAGTTGAAGCGACAGTAGAGTGTAACCACGTTGAAGGCCATACGTGGATACAGGCACTGGGGTTTGAGCTAGAAGCGCCTGTGATGCACAAATATTTACCGAACGGAGCACCATGCTCTTTATATTCGAGGATTAAATAGTGGGTCCTGAATTATTTTTAATAGCGGCGACAGCATCGAAAGTCGTAGGCGCGCTGCAAGCAGGTCGGTCGGAAAAACGAGCGGCTAAGTATAATGCAGCGGTCGACGAACGTAATGCACAAATCGTTAAAGCGCAGACTGCAGCTGACGTTGAGCGTCAACGCCGAGCGGCAGCCAGACGTGCAGGGTCACTACGTGCCTCATTCGGTTCAACCGGTTTCGCTTTTGAAGGTAGCGCACTCGACCTCATGGAAGACAACGCCATGGAAGAAGAGTTGGATATTCTGTCAATTCAGTACTCGGGTGATTTACAAGCTCGTGGCTTGATGGACAGTGCAGCGTTATCACGTCAAAAAGGCGATGAAGCGGTCTCGGCGAGTTACTGGAAAGCAGGTACAGCGTTACTGTCCGGTGCCTCCGATTACTATGCAGGGATACCTTCTAGCGGGGGCTCAAGTAGCGGTACCGGCGGTTCTGGTCGTACGATAACCGGTACACAGTCAACGGGAGTACGAAGATAATGCCTGCCATACAAGCCTACGTTTCACGAATTTCTGCACGAAGTGCCGGACTCGGTAGTCAGAGCAAAGCATCCTCTGCGGACTTCGGCGGGCAGTTCGCTGCAGCATTGCAAACGGGCTCACAAGATTTAATGCACGCCAGTAATGTGTTACGGGCGAAAGCGGAGAAAGACGATAAGCTGAAGGTCATGAATTCGGTAGCTGAATATGAACAGTTCTGGATGCAACGCCAACAGGAACTGGTCGAGGAAGCGCCCGAAGATGGCAGCGGATATGTGGATAGCGTCTCTCAGGAGTTTGAGAACTGGCAGACTGATGTGCAAGGCCAATACGAAGGCCGAGCGGCGGACTATCTTGCTGCAAATCTAAATCAGATGCGAAGCAACGTGTTCAAAAATGCGTTGTCTACTCAGGCCACACTGGCAGCGACCAGTGCACGTAATAACGCGGATAAAATATTTAATATTCACGCCAATACGGTGGTTAATCAGCCAGGTCTTTATGCGGAAAAAGTGGCACAGCTCGATGACTATGTCGACAACATTACGGGCTTGGACGCGGCGGCTAAAGCTTCGTTGAAGCAAGAGTGGTTATA